GCTTGCCCACCTTTGTTCGCCACAGGATTACCAATTCGCACACTTTTGTATGCAACGCCACCTTTACTCACGTTGTCATATACATCTAAATAATGCTCAGACCCATCCGGCATGAGGATCTTACCACGCCAATCGGCATGCCAATCTTCAGTTTTGTTGTCGTTTTTAAATACAGAACCTGTACCTGGTTTTGCTTGATAGCCATTATCTTGTGCCATTATTCTTCTTCCTTTTCTAGTTCATAAATATGGACGACAGCTGCGCCACCATCCTTTGCTTCACCTCTAGCAATCTCAATGTATTCAAACTGACTATCGTCATCATACACGTTAGCCTTCATTAATGCATCTAGTATTGCTTTGAGTGTGTTATCCAGATCAAATCTTCTTTTCGATCTAGGGTGTATCATTACACTAATGCCAAGACTCTTATCACCAAACCCTTTATACCCAGCTTGCTTCACTACCGCAAAGACTTCCTCGGTAAATTTTTTTCCAGCGGGAGAGATATACCTTCGCTTTCCCGATGCATGCCAATAATTATTAACACTGGGTGGGTAGGGTAATTCAAATCTTAGTGTCGGTGTCATAGTCGATTTAATCTAGCGTTAATGTCTTTCACACAGTAAGCTTTGATCGCATCATTAATAATGCTCGCTTTAGTTTTCTCTTGCTCTTTCGCAGTCTTGTTTAATAACTCAACACTTTGAGGAGTAAGTCGAACTAAGAACGGTTTTAGATCACTCATACAAGTCTCCTACATATTTATTCTGGACTTTTTTCTTCGGACGTCCACGGTTCCGTTTGTCTCTTTCATGTTCTTTTGCTAAATCCAGTTTGCATAGTTCAATGATCTTTAGATATTGAGCGGCACCTATCTGCTTCATGCCATGCCCTGTAAAACCCTTAGTCATTTTCCAATAGCCACTTGGATCGGTAAACTTGTATTCCAACGGTTCACCCTCGTTGAACTCCTTACAGATGAGTTTATAGAATTCACGTAATGTCACTTCTTCTTACCAAAGATACGATCAAAGTTCTCTTCAAACTTTTTACGATCTTGTATTGGTCTAGGTTTATCCCCTTTGCCACCTGGTCCTACTCCATCGTTATTACTCATTTGATCTCCTTCTTCTCTAAACCTTCTGGTAAATTAATATAGTCTTCATGCAAACAACTCGTATATTCTGCCTTTGGATAATGCTTGGTAACATATTCATTCGCTCGTGTACAATCTACAAAATGTCCCACGTATTGTGGGTGTTTCATTGTCATATATACAACAAGCACATACTCAAACATTGATATACTTTCCATATTGAAACAATGTTTCTTTCGGCACCAGATAAACTCTCTTACTCTTTTCATCTCCGGGTCCGGTAAACGTCACCAATCTTAATTGGTGTCTATAAATACATTCCTTAATGACACGGGGTTCAATACTCACCAAGCTCTTGCCATCATAGAATATCCATTGTGAGGCTTTGGTTGTTGATAAAGCAGATGGTTTACCACCCATCTCAATCTCAATCACAATGTTCCCTGTCTCATTGCTTTTAGGATCATACTTCACTTCAATGCCTTGGTTAATCTCTGGAATCCAAATGTCATACTCTTTACAGTAACCATTAATCCTTCTTGCTTCCGGATACTTATTCTTAATCTTTTGTAAGACAAAGTCTTCAACCTTCGCGCCACGACTTAAATCTCTTTTAAAACTACTTTTGCTCTTTGGCATTCTCTATCTCGGTATAACGTTTAATATAATTAATGTCTTCATTATCGAGCATATAACCTTTCACATCATCCCACTTCACAGTACTATCATACACAATGCGTCTTAAGTTACCACGAATCCCAGGATAAGCAGACTTCGCTCTCATCTCTACATAACCTAGATTCATCAACTTCTTTAAATGATTTTGTATGTTAGGAAAAGAACACTGTAATTGTTTTGCCAATGTTCTGATCCCAACAATACTAAACCCTTGCTTGTTACAGTATGCAGCTAAGGCACATAACACTCTTAAGTTACCATTGGTCACCTTCTTGTCAATGACTGCCTTATATGGAATCACTACAAAATGTCTGTGATCTTTGTTTCTTAACTTTTGTATCTGTATCGATTCAGGTATCTTGTATTCCATAATTATAGTATATCTGAAAGATACTTAAGTTCAAGCACACCGTAACTATTTTTAGAGTGTGGAAACCATAGGAAACTATTTCCGCTAGTTGCTTTAAACTACAGTTATGCTAATATGTATGTAACGGGGCTATGACCCAGCCCTCTGGAATGTAGATAGCGACAGACCAGGATAAACGTGTTTAACCGCAGAGGTGTCTCCTGACTTACGTCAGAGCATTATCAAAGATAAGCTCTACATATAAGGTCATCGGGAATCGTGAAAGCGGACATGAATTGATAACTCATGGTACTAGATAAACGAGAGCTATCCATCTAACGATGTCTTCCGAAAATACCTTTTTTTATTCGGGTTTGGTTTTATGCTTCTAACTATCTGTCTTCTAGAAACAACAGTTGATAGATGATTACTAACGTAACATCCATCTGTGTTCATGTGCTGTAGCCAACTGGTTACGATACATGTTAACACTTTTTTATATATATAAAAAAGATATGTCTGATTCTCCATGCACGTTTCAATGTAAACTCGTCACGATAGACGATCTCGAGCTGTGTGCTTCTTGTGGTCGCACACGCTCGGAAATCGTTAACTGGACGAAACTAGACCCTATAGACAAACAAAATGTATTTAAGATATCGAATGAACGTCTTTTGAGAAAACTGGGAAAAATTTGAGTAGCGTACCCACCGATATAGGATACCCGTAGGGGGGGATAAGGTCGCTTTTCCTACAAGTGCAATTCTATCTTTTCGAATCCGGATCAAACTTTGCTAAATGTAAAAAGATACCATGTCAATATAGGGGTTTAATGGTATGAAATAGATAGGGGGATAGGGATTTGAGAGAGATGAGAGAGAGTTATTCCTAACTAGTTCCTATCCAATCCCATTACACGTGATAAGTAAACCCTATCATTAACACCATATCAATAAGCTTATGTTATCCATAAGCAATTCTTATCAATGCAACGTCTCTGATTTTATTTTCAAATAACTGTTGACAATCATAAAACAGATATCTAATATTAATCACGTAACATCATTTTAATAACTATGAAAGGTATACAAAATGAAACTCTTATCAATAGATACAAACGCTAAGACTAGCAAAAACACACAATATGGCTATTTGACTGGTATTTTATACCTTGCCCCCTTTGATTTGTCCGGCGTTAACTATTGCCCTATGGCAAAGTTAGCGGGATGCGTTGACGGGTGTTTATATTCCGCCGGGCGTGGCGCATTCTCAAATGTACAAGCCGCGCGTCTGAATAGATCTAAGCTATTTAATACAGATAAAACAGCATTCTTTGAAAAGCTAACTAATGAGATTAAATTATTAGTATTTAAAGCCGAACACTTAGGACTTAAAGCCGCTGTAAGATTAAATGGTACAAGTGATATTCAATGGGAAAAGATCAAGTTTTACTATCAGTTTGACAAATACAGTACACCTAAGCTTATTAATATATTTCAAGCTTTTCCAAATGTACAATTTTACGACTATACTAAAATTCCAAACCGTAAGAATATACCATCAAACTATGATTTGACATTCTCATATAGTGGTAAAAAAGGGTTTGAAAAGTACAATCAAAAGGCTATTGATAACGGCGTAAGAATAGCCGCAGTCTTTGACAAGCCCGAAAATATACCCGTTACATTCCACAAGCGCAACGTGCTTGATGGTGATAAACATGATCTTACATTCTTAAACCCTAAAAACGCTGTTCTAGGCTTATATGCTAAGGGCAAGGCGCGAAAAGATACAAGCGGGTTTGTTATTCAAGGGGGCGCATGATGGAATTATCAGAAGCAAACAAACAAGTGATTAAAAATATATTTAATCAATATTTAAATGAATATAAAGCCGCGGGAATTGCGCATGATCAAGCTATTCAATTTGCAATGCATAAAACAAGGCAAAATGCGGCTGTAATGATTAATACTTATTTTAAGTGATAACCGATAGCATCCCACGGGGTGTTATCTGATTATCATTTTGATAGTCATTTTATAAACTTTGAAAGGTACATTATGAAAACTTATAAAGCATATATAAATGTTTATTTTTCCAAACAAGTAGCAATTGAAATACAAGCGCATTCTGAAAAGGATGCGCAAGAGCAAATTAATAATTGGGATCATGTAGACAAGATCAACGAGAAACTAGAGGGTGATGATTTTGAATTATCAACTGAATATTGTGATGAGTTTACAATTGACTCTATTGAAAGAAAGGAATAATCATGAAATATTCATTTAATCAATCTCATGAAAAGTTATATATTGATTGGCTTAATAACTTTTTAACTATAAGAAACTTTGCGGATCATCATAATTTAAATATCAACTACGCGTCCGCATTAATTAAACACTTTGGAAAAGAAAGGGCTAGTCATGAATAACTTTGATAGATACTTGAGTGACATCAACCCGGAAATATTGCAAGATATTGCACGGAAAAGAAAGCGCAAAACTGTCATATATGACATATTAGGGGGCTTTATTTTGTTCTTTATGTTAGGGCTAGGATCTTATTTAGCGTTGATGTATGGATGATGATAAAAGCTATTGCGGGTTTGAAAATGGGCAAGATTGGCTGGATGATCTTGCCATTGAAGACTACTTTTTGCAGAAAGGAATAAAAGATGGTCGTCCAGAACATAAAACAAGCTAGTCTGGTTATTTTAGGTGCTTTTTTAGGCGCATCGATATACGATCTTGCAATTAACTTAAAGATATCTTATAATCAAACTAACACTCAAATCATCTGCCAAAAAGGCATAGCCTATGAACAGATTGATCCAAGTGCAACGGTCTATTTAAAGACTAAATTAGAATGTATTAACGAAACCATGAAAGGTGAAGATAATGACAACACGCGAAGAAGTAACTCAACAAAAAACTAAAATCAGACAATTGATTAACTACGTCTTTGAATTAGAACGACGTGGTGAAGTCTCGTTGGACGATTGGTTTTCAATGATCAATGATCTTGATAATTTCTTAGAACTATTAAATGAAAGGGAACGTAATGGTCGGTAAACTTACACCGAATGACCAACTGTCTGCGTCTGAAATACCTGTATTAATGGGTGCTTCACGCTTTATGACAGTGAATGAACTACTTAAACAAAAGATGGATGTGATCTCAGGCATCGAGCCGGAGTTTAAATCCAATGAAAGCATGGATTGGGGAAACCGCTTGGAAGCCATGATTCTCAATGAATCCGCAGTCAGGTTAGGATTGGGCAATCCTAAAACTAATCATGATAAACCTTACTTTCATGAGTCATTACCCTTTGCTTGTAGCTTAGACGGCTCAGTCAAAGGCAATAACAAAACAATCATGACTGATATTAACACAGGCGTGATCTGCGCCAATGCAGATGAGATTGTGATGGATGGTGAAGGTATTTTAGAAGCCAAACTCACGGCGCATGATGTTGAATCAGCCAACGAACTACCACTGTATCGAGGTGTACTTCAATTGCAAATGCAGATGGATACATACGGTACGAAGTGGGGTGCAGTCTGTGTTTTATACAAAGGCACAACGCTCAAAGTGTTTGTCTACCAAAGGGATGAGGAAGTGATTGCTCGTATTCATGAAGCCATTACAGACTTTCAACGTCGCTTGGATAAGTATAAAAACAATGACGAAGTGGAATGGTATGACATCCAAGATACCAGAGAAGCAGCATCCATCTTTGATGAAGCTGAAAAGACTGAGATTGAATTGTCTGATAAAGCTGAACACGTCAAAAAGATTGTGCAAATCCGAGAGATGATTGCAGACTTAGAAGATAAGCAAAAAGAACTCGAAGTCGAAGTCATGAAGGATATGCGTGATCATGCCTATGCCAAGGCGGGTGATTACCATGTCACTTGGACAATGATCAACTATAAAGCAACACCTGAAAAGGTGGTACCCGCTAAACCCGCACGAACAATCCGTGCATCTAAATTACGTATAAGGGAGTTAGGCAATGGATGACTTGCAATACTTATACGAAACCGTCGTACGTCAGCAAGAGTACGAGCAAGATAGAAAGGATGATGCTGAGTTTTTAGCCATCATCAAGCGTCGTATCGTTGATAAACGTCGACGTAAACAATTGATTTTAAACTACTTTGGAGAAAATTATGACAGAGAAAACTTTGGGGATTGCTAAGGCATTTGTCGAGGCGCAAAAGGAATTTGGACAGGTATTGAAGACGGCAGATAATCCGTTCTTTAAATCTAAGTATGCAGATCTAGCATCCGTCCATGATGCAGTGATTGATTCATTACACAATCATAACATTGCATTGCTACAAAAGACACACGAGTGTGACAACGGGGTTAAGATTGAAACGATCTTTATGCATGAATCAGGTGAGCAGATCTCAGGTGGTTTGTTATTTGTCCCCGCACAACAACAAGACCCACAGAAGTATGGCTCAGCATTAACCTATGCAAGACGTTACTCATTGTTATCCGCTTGTGGTTTACCGGCAGAAGATGACGATGGCAACAAGGCTTCAAGCATTGCCAGTAAACTTCCACCAGCAAAGGTGACTGAAATAAAAAAGTCTTAAGCCTCAATCTACCGGGAAAGGATCCGATTGAGGTTAAAGATAAAGATGCCATGAAGAAGACAATGATTGATATGTCACACAGGATTGGCAACAGTCAACTGGAAAAAGAAATGAAAGCAAAGAAGCTGACTGAGTTCTTTGAAGTCAACAAACAAGCACTAAGCATATTGGGTCCCGATACATTCTTAGCGATTAAGAATGAGATCGGTGACATCCTACGCAAGGTGAGTCAGGAGTAAGGTATGGACGTTACTGTAGACCCATTACATGAAGTCGTATCAAGCAGAAGTTATGCGACAGATGATTGGCGAGCCAAGTTGGTACTCGGTATTTTAGAAAATGCACTACATGATTTACTTGGATACCGATCACCCAATGAACTCGTCAAAGGTGCAGAGGACTTTATCTATGATGATAATGAGATGTTTGAATTATGCATGAACATTCTTGGATTAGATAAAGATATATTTCGTGAGCGTGTAGCCATGATGAAGATTAAAGGTGAGCGTTTACGAAGAACTAGTGAAGGAAGTGGAGGCGCAAGATGATTAAAGCATGGATAGTTATTTCATGTTTTATGCTAGCACAATGCATTATCGGTGACTGGATATATGCATGTGAAACTAAAACAGTTTACTTACCAGATGGATCAATACAGATTTGTCAGGTGTGTAATGATGCAATAATTTGTTATTAACTTTATAAGGAAATATTATGAAAACAATCAATCAAGTCATCACGACCAATGATTATTCAATGTTTAAGATTATAGATGGCAACAGAAGTATCAATAAGTTACATCTTAAGAGACTGAAGAAGTCAATTGAAGAGAAGTACATTACAGTCCCAATCATTGTTAATCAGAAGTTTCAGATTATTGATGGTCAACATCGATTTACTGCTGCAAAGGAGCTAGGTATGCCAATAAATTATATCAAAGTCAATGGATTAGATCTTAATGATGTGCATCGATTAAATACGAACTCTAAGAACTGGACAGCTGATTCTTACATGGAAGGTTATTGTAAGTTAGGTATGGAAGAGTACATGATGTATCGTGACTTTAAAAACAAGTATGGTTTTGGTCACAATGAAACCAATGCACTACTGACCAATAGAACCAGTGCCGGTGGTAATCACATCGAAGCATTCAATCACGGTACATTTAAAGTAGCAAACTATAATCTAGCTACAGAGAATGCAGATAAAATTACCCAAGTTGCACAATACTATGATGGATACAAGCGACGTGGTTTTATCTATGCGATGTTGGAAGCATTTACTCATCCTAAATACAATCACAATGAGTTCTTAAGTAAGTTATCTTTTCAGAAAGGTAAACTCTATGATTGTAGTAAGGCAGAACAGTATCTTGAATTGATCCAGAAGATTTATAATTTTAAGAGATCAGATGATAGTAAGATAAGATTGGTAGATGTGTTTTAAAGAGAGGGGCGAAAGCCCCTTTTCTTTACTTGTTACAAACGTACATTGTAACTTCGAAACCGAAACGCATTTCAGTAGCTGCTGGTTTTGTCCACATAATAGTCTCCTTGTTGATTGAATCTTTATTATGCACCTGTAATACATGTAATACAGCTGTAAAAACCACGATATATGGCTACGGCTTTTCATGAGAATCACTGTTAAACAATCGTTATTTTCTGATAGGTTACCCTAGGTTGACATGAGATCGTGCAATACAGAGCGATTGTGTGGGTCGTTTTAGTGGGTGACCTTAGGTTTTTCGTTGACAATGTACATATCAAGACCTTCAGCATGCAAAAGTATAAAGTCTGAATCATCATTCTCAGAAAACATAATCTTCACCATTGATTGATCACCATCTTCTAAGATTTCAATGTTCCAAATCTTTTTACCGATCACTGAATCAATTGCAATTGCTTGTTCTGAATCTAGTTCTGAGATTACACTATTGTTTTCGTCCATCGTCCACCATCCTTGAGTACCATTGGCATGAGTTTAGGTTGCCCCTCTATAATCATACCACAACCGATGATGAAACGTGATTTAAAATTCTTTGCATATTCAAATGCAAGTTCTTTTTGGTTAATCAGACATCCTGTTTGCATAGCCCATACTAATTTATCTGGGTTACTAAAGTATTCAATACTAAACTTAGAATGATAGTGACCTTGACAAACATTACACCCGTACTGCATTGAGACAGCGAGCGCCCGCGAAGCCATGCCATGAGTAAAAAAACATTTGTTACCATCTGACAAAGTTACCGTAAGATCATCCACCCATTGCCATCCGGGACCCACATGCAAGAACTCATTGTATGACTTCAGATACTCCAAGCTAAGACCATGGGCTACCGCTCGACGATACACCAAAGATGAGTGGTTTGAATGTACCAAGGTCATCTGAGGAAAAATTTTCTCTAAGTCTTTGACATACATTCTCGTTGCCTTGAGTTCATCTCCCGGTGACTTCAGGTCTGGGTGATGGTTATGAAAGCTAAGGGCATGCTGATCACATTCATCTCCGATATTGACAACGAGGTCAGGTTTATATTTCTTCTTCAGTTCAGATAGAAAATCAAAAGCATCAGGATGATGATATGGAATGTGTAAGTCTGATATAACTAACACTGACTTGTACTTCATGTATAAGTTCCTAAGTA